TGGATGCTAATGGAGCAGTTCTTGTGCCAGTAACATAACTAGGTGCTTGCCTGTATTTTTCAAGAAAGTCAATGTTTCCTAAAAATTCCTGAAACGAAGGAACTTGTTGTCCTTGTCCTCCTGCTCTACCAACTTCTCCAAGATATTCAGAAAACACAGGTTTGTATAAATTTTGAAAAAATTGTTGTTGTCCAAAAGGACTGCCCGTAGGCAATGCTGTTTGAAAAGCTATTTGTCTTCCTAAATCAGTCTCTTCTAATATTTTTTGAAAAGGATTCAGGGTATCAAAAAAATCTCCCTGTGCCATTATTCAAACCTTAAGCCTAATCTTCGTTGTAAGTAAGGTAAAAATCCACCTTCAGTTCCAAATCCGGGTGATTCTTCAAATCCTTGTAACAATTGGTTTATGTTAGGTAAAAATTTTTCTCCAAGTCCTCCATATTGACCCCTTGCTGCTGACCTTGCTAATTGTGCAGCTTCTTGAGCAAATTTGTTTTGTGTAACTCCAAAACCCGGATATACGTCAGGATTTTGTATATCTTGAAGAAAAGGATTTGCTGTTATTCCGGAAATAGGGTCTATTATACTTTGTTGATTTAATAAATCTTGAAATGCTGTTCTAGCTTGTTGAAATGGACTAGCACCAGTAAAAGTTATAGGTTGGGCTTGCCCTCCTGTTAAAGTTCCTATAGTAGCAAGATTTGCAAGTGGATTAGCAAAAACATTTGCTATAGAACGACCAAATCCACCACCTATATTTAAACCGGGAATTGCTTCGCCAACTGCCTGCCTTGCTCGAGTAAAAGGCTGCATAAAGTCAGGTAAAAATTCCTGTTGAAACTTTTGAAATCTTTCGGTTCGGTCTAGAGGGTCTCCTTTTCTTTCTTCATCTATTTTTCCAGAAAATTGTTCATTTTCTCTTATAATAAATTCTTCAGGAGTACCATCTGGAACAGTTTGAACAGGGGCTATGCTTGCTTTATCATATCCACCACCTGTTGCTGTTTCAGGGTAAAGTCGTTCTAATTGTTGTCTTGCTGTTTCCTTATCGGTAGAATAAATAAAATAATCTTTTCCACCCACTTGAAATCTAAAAATTTGCATTTTATTCTCCTGTTTCTTCTAATCCAATAGAATTTAATAGTCTTGTTCTTTCACTTTGTGCTCCGGGTCTGGGTGCAGTGGTGTTTACGCCTTGGTTGGGAGATGGAATATTGGGTATGCCTCCCATGGCTGCATTCGGCATAACCTCTGGATTTACTCCATTAGATGTAGGGGCTCCCTGTTGGGGTGCCGTTGGTTGCTGCATCTGACTAAATTGTTGCATGAATTGCATCTTTTGTGCAAGTTCCTGCATTTGTTTTTGTTGTTCTGCTATTTGTATTTCTTGTAAATAGTGTTTAGCCATCTGTTCGTCTCCACCTTTCATTGCTGCAGTGTAGAGTTGAACCAGTTGCATAATTGGGGTAGATGTTCTTGCTATTTGTTCAAATATTCTTTGTCTTTCCAAGTCTGCATCCTGCATTTTCAGGATTTTATCTCTAGCAAAGTCCATTGAAACCAATGATTCTCCACCTGCTGTTGGCTGTGTAGCCATTTGTGCAATTGAATATCTTTGCATATCGTCTTCAGGAAGTGCAGGCTGCATTGTAATTGAAAGTTCTCCATGATTTTTTATATCCTGTGGAGTAATTGGTCCATCAAAAGGCATTCTTGCGTAAGTTTTTCCTGAAACATTCAATGCTTTGTAAGATTCAGTTTCATACATTCCAATCAAATGTTCAAAAGACATTTCAAGTAAATTCTGTACTGCAGTCAGTCTTGGAATTACTTTTTGTTCAATATTTGTTCCAAGCTGTCTCATTGCATAACCGGATATTGGTGCCTGCAAAATTCCAAAAGCCTGTGGTGGAAGTCCACCATCTGTTTCGTCATCATTAATTGCACCAAGTAAAACATCTGCATCTCTTGGGCTTTCGCTTAAAGGTAAAGGAGATACATCTTCCTGATTCTGAGTTGACACGTTTATTTGTGAGCCTTTCTTTGACGGGTTATCTTCCAATCCTTTTGTTCCGTCAAGTGATGATACTTTATATGCTTGGTCAACAGCCCTTGCAGTGAGAGCCATTCTGTAAGAGAAAACTCTATTTTTCATTTTAATTACATTTCTGTTAGGTGCAAATATTGATTCGCTAAAGTCTTTTATCGGGTCTTCAATGTCTGTTGCAGTATTGATATTTCTAAGTCCGGTATCGCTTGCTGCCAAAATAGGTGTGCTTCCGATTGCAACTGTGCATACTGGGAACATTTCTGCAAAAGTATCGGCTGGTTTTTTTGCATATTTATCGTCAACTATGACTGAATTCATATATTTTGTTTTGCCGTTACTTACGACTTTTTCGTAATAATCGTAGACGTATTCAATTTCGTCATCATCATCCATTTGGGTATCGTTAAATTCAAAATTCCCGTATTCACTTCTTACCTGTGCTCTAGTTTTACTCATTCTGTAGGCAGCCCATATTGGTTCTTCGTCTCCGTACTGGACAACTAAGTGTCTAGGGTCAAGAGGGAGTATTTCAGGGTAAGTTTCGCCATTTGCTTTTTTTCTGAGAAGTGTTCTTGCTGCAAGTCTTCCACCACGCACAACTGAATACCATGCAAGCTGTGGAATAAGCAACGGGTCTCCTTTTCTCTGGAGTCTTTTATTTACCTGCCTGAGCATACCGACTACAAGTCGTTCAAGGTTATCGTTTGATGCACGTTTTTGTTCATCTGCAGCATCATTATTGACTCTTACCACTATTTCAGAGCCGGATATAAATGATTCAACCTTGTCAGCAAGAGTTCTCATTGAATTCGTAGTGTAAGCATCTTCAGGGTCTACGCCTTCTTCTGCTTCAGGAACAAATTCCGTAAGTCTCCAGTCAGAGTAATCCAAGTCCATTCTATCGTGAAGAGGCTGGTCTTCATTAAACCTAGATTCAATTTTATCCATTATGCCCTGTACTATTTCAGCCTGAGTTTTTCTTGCCATGAAAAGTTATCCTCTATATCTTGGTGCTTTTCTTGCTCTTGTTCCTTTTGTTGTTGCTCTACGCCCTGCACGTAACCCTGCACCCAACGCAGAAATAGGTCCTAGAAGGTTTTTACCACTTATCGCCTTTTCTGCTTTTTTTACTATAGCATCAATGGTATTTCTTGCTCCTGAAGTTTTTCTTCTTGTAGTAACTCTTCTTGTAGTAGTAGTTGTGGTTTTTTTTATTGGTCCTGCCATATTCTATCTCCTATCTAAATCTTGAAACGGGTATAAGTTCCCTTTCAAGGTAGTTGTTACTTGCGTATCCAAATTGGTTGACGAGGAGATACGTCAAGGCTTTAATACCATGATTATACTTATCTCTTGGAACATTTCCAACTATTGACCCTTCTCTGTTCATATTCCACTTGTAAACTCTGATTTGTCCGTCAAACGGATTTGCAGAGCCTCCAAACTCAGAAATGAGCCCTTTACACCTTGGGTCAATGACTAAATTAGGCTCTAAAGTAAGTGGGTCAGCCTTAAGCATACTATTCATGCGTTCAATTCCATCAATTATTTTTACAGGCTGGGAAAGCATATTTATATTCGCCTCTTTCAGCCAAATTTCAGTGTTACTCGGCATTGCTCCTGCATGAGCAGTTCCTGCAACGTCAATTACGCCGACTTTAAGAGTTTCTTTCCACCAAAATCTATTTCTGCACAAATCAATAATATCCGAAACAACTAATTCTCTTTCAAAAATTTCGTCAAATACCCTTACCTGACCATTAATAATGTGACAAACCTCAACTGCATACGCAGATTCAGTCACCCTAGAATAACCGGGGTCTACTGCAAGATAAACAACCTCATCAGGGTCAAATTGAACATTCCTAACGTGTATATTTACATCAAATGACGGATGAACCAGCCCCGTAGGAGGACTCGGAACACCAGCAACCCTCTCATTAAACCAATTCTCAGAATGCTCCTCCTTCATTTTTAAAATCTCAGGGTCATGCTCACCCAATGGAAAAATAGAAGAATTAGTCCAAGTAGGCATTGAAAAACTCCTAGCCTCCTCTTTCTTACTTATCGAAGGAGATTGCCAACTCGTAAACTGCTGTGGATACCAACCTAACGAACCCTCAAAAGTTCCCTCTAAAAATACCCAGCCACGCTTCTCTGCCACCCTCTCCATTAACCTCCAGTAACTCTCTTGGTCCAACTGCGAAGCCTCACAAGCCACAATACCCATCGGAGCCTCCATCGCCAACTTCCTGTAATCAGTCGCCGACTTAGTCTTTATAATCACAGGCTTTAAATTACTCGAACCAACCGAAATCTCAATATATCCGGGGTCCACCTGCCTCGTAGCACGCTTTATTATCCCCAACCTAGTAAAAGCATCACCCAAATAATCAAACTCACCCCTAGTCCTCTCATAATCTGCTGCCACCAACCAATAAACACTCCCAGATGCACCATCAGGGTCACTGACTATCTGCCCCATAATCTTCTCAAACATAACCATCGCACCCAACCTAGACTTCCCTGCACGAACACCACCTGCAACTAACTTGAATCGACTGGAATCTTCTAAAATACCCAACTGTGCATCAGTAGGAATATAATCAACCGAACTAAATAACGCATTCCTCTGCTCTATATTCATGAACCATAGACTACAGCAACAAGAACCTAGTTACAAATATTTGCGTAAGGTAGTACCCCATACTAGCAGGAACAACAACCACTAAGAACCACTCCCCCACCTGTGCCGTGTCATCTATTGTACACGCCACCACCTCTACCACCAGTACCCAGCACCACATCCCCCTCATCCCCTCTGCCCACCATCCCCCAAGCCCGACCCCCAAAGCTCCAAGTTTGGGCGAACCTGTCTGATTCTGGGGTCTGGGGCTAAACGTGGCTGTATGGACGTCTCAGAGCCTCACAGGGTTACATGAATCCCATCTTAAGACTTCAAATCGCCATACAGCCAAGGTAGGGTTTAGGGGGCATAAATAGAGGTTTGGTCTTAAAGTGGGCTCTACGTTGATTTAGTTCTAAACTGGTTTTGCATATTCCAAATTCTAGTTCTTGGAACTGTCCACAGGTTTTTGGAATGTCTTCCAAGAATTCCCTCAGTTTGGAATGCGAGTTTAGAATATAGTTTGTCCTAGTATTCACAATCTTAAAATTGGCTTGTGAAATGGTTCACAATAGGGGTTTTTACTTGTGAAATAATGCACAATTAACCCTCTTTTTCTTACCAGTTAACCCTCCTTTTTCTCTGAAATTTCGACAGGATTTCCGATATTTATTAATGCCTGAATGAGGGTCTTTGCTGTTTCATCTGTTGAGCCTTGGTTTTTCCTGTCTCCGTATCGGTCAGGAAACCTCTTTTCAAGTAGCCACTGAGCATTGTTTGACCTCACCCGTGGGTCCTTTACCTTCGTTAATATCGTTAATTCTTTAGTTTCGAACTCTGTAACAGCTTCTGTAACTGTATCGTAGAGTCTCAGAGTCAGTTGCTGAAACTGATTACTAGGGTTTGTGTTACTGGCATCTGTTACAGTTACCATGTTGCTATTAGTCGCTGTGTCTGTCTCTGTTACTGTATCAGTATCTGTTACTGTTACAGAGCCGAGGGCTTTATTTTGGTTATCTATAGCAAGCCTCATCTTCTCGCCAAATCTTAGATATGCTTGAGCCTGATTTTCTGATAACTTGCAGAC